AGGTACCGGTCGGGCTCATAGTCCCAGATCAGACGCCTGCGGCCCACCTTCAGCCAGGCGGCAATTTCCCGGTAGATCCGCAGAGCCTCCGCTTCCGTGGGCGGGGTGTGCATCAGGTACAGGCTGCCCTTGTGGGTCATCACCTGGTGGACGCGCCGGTCGCCAAAGAGTACGTCCCCGTCCCCGCCGCCGATCTCAAAAGCGGAAAAGACGCTTTCCGGGCTCACAGGCCGAGATTTGGCGTAGATGTACACGCAGTCAAAGTCCCGCAGGCAGTGCTTCCCGTCAAAGGCGAAGTTGCACTCCATCATCCGATACCCTCCTTACACAAACACCATGCGGCTGTTCCGTCCGCTCATGCTCTTGGCGGATCTCCGTCGGGTGGCTTGGCTGATATTGGGCTCCAGCGCTGTCCCGAAGGCGTGCCCGTCCAGGCCAATCACCGCCGTTCCAAGGCCTCGCCTCTGCATGGCGTCCGCCAGTTCATCCCCCAGGCGCTCATAATCCAGCACGAAGGCGCTGCTGCCGGTCCCCGCTTCCGCGGCGGCCCGGCTGAGGCTCTGGGCGGCGCTTACCACTTGCCGTGTGTTGTTCTCAATGCCTAGTGCGAATCCTGTAGCATAGAACCGGCCCGCTTCCTCCATCACCCGGCTGGGGCTGGCGATGCCCAGCACCTCCCGGGCGGCGTTGTAGGCGGCCAGAGCGGCGGCCCGGGCCGCAGCCTCAATTCGGCTGCTGCCGTTGCGGATACCCCGCACCATGCCGTCTGCAATGGCGTCCCCCACGGCCTGGAAGCGGGTAGCGCTGCTGCCCCCAATGGCGCTCCACAGGGCCGTCAGGGCATCGCTGCCCAGGCTGGCTGCATTGCCGCGTACCGTGGGCAGGCCCTGGCTGATGCCTGTGGCCACGCCTCCGGAGAAGGCCGCGCCGATGGTCCGCCCGCTTGGGGCGTTCATCCTTCCGGAGGCGGCGTCCACGCCTGCCTGGGCTGTATCCCTGGCGGCTGTCTCTATGTCGCTTTCCGCGTCCTCAATGGCTGTGATCGCCGCGCCGATCCAGTCCGCGCCTAGGGTGCTGCCCGCGTCGGTGGTCATCAGGGCGGCAGCGGCCGCCAGGGCGCTCCCGCAGGCAGCCTCCACGGCCGCGTTCACGGTGGTTTCCCCGCCGGAGATGCCGGCGGCCATCCGCTCCATGGCAGCCTGGTAGGCTGCATTGGCCACGGCGGTCAGGGCGTTCGCAACTGCTTCCCTGTTGTCCTCGCTGCTTTCAATCCCGTCGGCAATGGCCTTGCGCACATAGCCGCCCAGCTCCTTGAACTTGGTGGCACTGGTTCCGCCCAGGCCCAGCACGCCCGTGGATTGCACCCCAAAGGCGGTGCCCAGGGCCGCGATCACCGCGTCATACACCTTGCCCGCAGCGCCGCCAAATGCGTCGGCTTTGGTCTCGTCCAGACCGTCCCGCACGCCTGCCACCAGGTGCTTGCCATAGTCCCTGGTTTTCCAGCTGGTGCCGTTGGCGATGCCCATTTCGTTCATCATGGTCCACAGCACGTTTTTGGACACGTTGCGCACCGCCTGGTCCAGGGTGCCCTCGTTCTCGGTGATGCCGCTCTGCATGCCGGTCATGATGTCCTTGCCGGCGTTCTTGGCTTCCTTGCTTTCCTCGCTTTGGGTCCCGAAGCCAAAGATGCTCTTGATGGCCTCCCAGATCTTCCCGAAGATCTTCTTTACCGTTTCGCAGACGGCATCCACTGCCGAAGCAAACCCGTCCAGCAGCCCCTGCAGGATAAACCCGGCCGCGCTTTGGGCTTCCGTGGAAGGGGAGGCAATGCCGAACACGCCCAGGATGGCCTGCCAGATGTTGCCGAAGATGGTGGTGATGCTGCTCAGCAGCGCGCTCACAGCGCTGCCCAGCCCGTCCACCAGGCCCTGAATCAGGTTCGTGCCCAGGGTGAGCCAGTCCACGGCAGCCAGGCCGTCCCAGATGGCCTGCACAATTTCCGGCAGCCGGGCGGCCAGGTCCGGAATGGCTCCCACCAGGGCTGTGGCAAACTCCACGATCAGCGTAGCCGCCATGGTGATCAGCTCCGGCAGGTTGGCCGTGATGCCGTCCACAATGCCCGTCACGATGGACAGGCAGCTCTCGGCCAGTCCGGACACATTGGCCGTCAGGTTGGCGGCCAGGTAGGTGATCAGCTGGGTGGCCATGGCCGCGATAGGCTCCGCATTGGCCGCCACCGTGTCCAGCACGCTTTGCAGCAGCCCAAAGGCCGCGGGGATGATGGTCTCCGCCAGCTCCGGCAGCGCTACGCTAACGCCGGCCACCAGCTCTGCAAGGCCCTGCTGCACCGAGGGCAGCGCGTTGGTGATCTCCGTGGACAGATTGGCCAGGCCCTCCGTCAGGGAGGCGGTGAAGCCCAGCACGATTTCTCCAACCTCCCCCGGCTGCAGCCCGTCCTTCAGAGCCGTGCTCAGCTCTCCCAGGGAAGCGGTGGCGGCATCCGCCAGGGGCTGGAATGCAGGCACCAGCAGCAGCCCGATGGTGTTGCTCAATCCTTCCGCCACGGCGTTCATCCGTTGCATGCTGTCGTCAAATCCGCCCAGGGTGGCCAACTGCTTGTCGCTGAACACCGTGCCCAGCTTCTGGGCTTCCTCGCCCAGGGCCTTCACGGCGTCCCCTCCGGCCAGAATCAGCGGGTTCAGGTCCTGGGCGCTTTTCCCAAACAGGTCCATAGCGATAGCGTCCCGCTGGGCCTCGTTGGTGATGCCGCCCAGGGCCGTGATGCAGTCCGCAAACACATCCTCGCTATCCCGCAGGTTCCCGTTGCTGTCGGTGATGCTCACCCCCAGGGCGGCAAACTTCTCCTTGGCCGAGTCGCTGCCGCTTCCCGCGTCGCCCATGGCCCGGACCATCCGGGCCATGCTGCCGGTGATGGTATCCACCGAGGTGTCCATGAAGTTGCTGGCAAAGGTCCATTTCTGCAGCTGATCCGCCGCAATGCCGGTCTGCTGGCTCTGGGTCAGCACATTGTCCGCCATGGCTCCCGCGCTCTTGGCCAGCTCATAGCCCTTTTCCGCGGCCTGTCCGGCCCATTGGGCGATCTGTTTCAGCCCGTTCCACGCTCCCTGCAGAGCGGCCAGAAAGCCAGCCCCCAGGGCGCCGGCGGCGCTTTTCAGCCCTTCCACCAGCTTGTCCCGCAGTGCCCCGGCCACGTCGCCCAGGCTCACTTCCATCTCGTCCAGCTTGCCGCTCACGGCGTCCAGCTGGCCCTCGGTGGCAATCTGCTCCGCCAGGGCGGCGTTCAAGGCCTTTTCCAGGTTGCGGGTTTCGTCTGCGTTTTCGCCGTACTTCTCCCGGCACTTGTCCAGCATCTCGGACAGGGTTCCGGTCTTTTCCCTTTGCAGGTCGTACTGGACAGCCAGTTCCTCATAACGCTGGCGCAGGTTGCCCACGGTCTCGCCCTGGGCCTTCATCTCCGCGCTGGTCACGCTCATCTCGCTTTTCAGCGAGGCCATCCGCTGGGCTATGGAGCTCAGCGCCGCTTTGTACTCCTGCTCTCCGTCAATGCCGATCCGGGCGCGCAGCTTCGGCCCGCCTCCGCCTTTTGCCATGGGTTTCCCTCCTCACGGTCTTGGCACGTCCTCCAGGCGCAGCCGCGGCGGCCCGCCGCCGGGCTTATTGCCGCTGCCCGCCATCGCCTGCTTCATTTCCGCCTTCAGCAGCAGCACGGCTCTGGGGCTCATGTCCCAGAAGTCCCGTGCGCTGATGCCCAGGTCGAGCGCGTGGAACATCAGCCACGCCCAGGGGAAGCGCTCCCCGTCCCCGGCGTGGTCTCCCCGTTTTTTGGGTCCGCCTCCGGCAGCGACCGGGCAATGGCCTTCTGAATCACGTCGCTCATGCCGTCAATGGCGCTCACGCTGAACAGCCGGTCAAATTCCTCCCAGGTCATCTCATTGCCGCCGCCGATCAGCGCGCCGTAGTAGAGGGCCTGCAACGCCCTGTGCTTAAAATTGGCCGCTTCCTTCAGGATCAGGTAATAGCCCAGGTCCTTCCCGAAAACGTCCTCATACACGTCCTCGGCCACCCTTGTGGCCTTGTTGTTAAAGCGCAGCCTGTACCGCTGCCCTCCCAGGGAGATGAACATCTCCGGGGCGTCTAGGTCCCGCCCGCGCACGTCATGCGCCACGGGCGGCGGGTTTTTTCCGTTTTCATTCATAAAAAGCGCGGCGCGGGTCACTCCCGCGCCGCTTGCCCTCCTTGATGGTTTTTGGTGGATCAGGTCGTGCCGGTGGGTGTCTCATACACCGCGTCAAACCAGCCCTCGGCCACGTCCGCATCCAGGCTGCTGTAGTCCTCGTCCGCGATGGCGCACAGCAGGTTGTCGTTCAGGCGGCGGTCAAAGCTGCCCTCCACCTTGGGCGTCTGGTATTCCATTTTCTCGCCGTCGGTCTTGCCGCTTTTCTCCATCTCGTAAAACTCGCCCTTGTACAGCCACCACAGTTCCTTGTGCCCGTTGTCCCGGGTGAAGCACAGGCCCAGGGCGCACTTGGCGGGATCTCCTCTGCCGGCGACGATCTGCACGCCGTTGCTGTCGGTGGCGCGGCCAAACATCTGCGCCTGCAGGTCGGCCGAGATGTCGGCCAGGCCCAGGCTCACGTCGTAGCCGTCAATGATCTTCTTGCGGCGCAGCACTTTGTTGCTGGCGTCCAGGCGGCCCTCCCGGTAGCGGGGCTTCAGGCCGATCTCAATGCTTTGCCCCAGCACCTCCGGGGTGCCGTATACAGGCGCGGCCAGCGCCGTATCCTCGGTGGTCATGAAAGAGATATACACGTCGGCAATTCCGTAAAAATAGCCGGGCGTGGAAACGGTATCAGGCATGGGTTCTCCTTTCCGCGCACCTTCGTGCGCCGGGCCTTGCGGCCCCGTATTACACTTCCTGCCAGCGGCAGATGATGGGGATGTGGTATAGCTTGGTGTCCTCCTCGTAGTTCCGCGGACCGCTGTACTGCACCGTCACGCCGGCCGCCTGCAGCGCCTGCACCACAGCCCGCAGATTGGTGTCCGGGATGGCCTCCCGGCTGAAGATGTTCACCTGCACCTGGTAGGAATAGCGGGTGGGTGCGTTGCTGCGGTAGGCATCCGGCTGGCTGCTCAGCTCCTGCCACGTCAGGTAGGTGCGCTGGGTGCCGGCGGCCGGGTGCTGCTGGGCCGGCCAGGGTAGCGGCGCAAGGGCCGCCTTGATCTTCGCGTTCACTCCCATGGGCTATTCCTCCTCGGGCAACGCAGCGGCCATGGCGGCGTTGATGGCGTCCGCGCCCCGTTCGATGGCGGGCCCCATCCAGGGATAGGCGTCCTGCTTGCTGGAGCCGTACTCCTGGACAAAGCCCACTTCCTCATTGCTTGCTTTCTTGCGCCCGTTGGGCTGGCTGCCCGCCGGGTACACGTCCACATAGATGCCGTCCTTAAAGTTCTTTCCTGGAGGAGACATCACAAAGCTCCTTTTCAGGGCTCCGCTGCGCTCGGGTGCCGCCTCTGCCAGCAGGTTGGCGGCCACCAGGCCACCGGCCCTCACGGCCCGGATGGCCCGCTGCTCAAAGTTCGCATTTTCTTTTTCAATCTCCAGCAGGACTTCATCAAAGCCTGTCACCTCAAAAAAAGCCATGGGCGCTTCCCTCGCTTTCCTCCGGCATACGCACCCGGGCTTTGATCTGGATCCAGTCCCGCCGGTAGCCCAGATGGTTGATCTGGATGATCTCATACACCGTATCGCCAAAGAGGATCTCCATGTCATTGCGCAGGCCGTCCCGCCAGCGGATGGTGAAGGTCACCACGTGCTCCATCTGGTGGGCCGCGGCCTCAAAGAACTCGCGCCCGCTCACATCCTTGACGGCCGCCATAGCGGTCATCACCGGATAGGTGGCGCGGATGCGGTTCCCTTCCCCGTCGGTTCTGCCGGTGTCCTCCTGCCGCTGAATCACAATCCGGTGCCTCAGCTCTCCCGCGTTCATGCTCCGGCCTCCGTTCCCTGGGCGGGCGGCGCGCTGCGCAGCTGGTGCATCAGGCTGATCACCGTGGGCGGCACCAGGTCCCGGTCCGCCTCCTGGTTGCCGCGGGTGTCGTAGTAGTGAGTGGCCAGGCGGTACACCGCCAGGTCATAGGAGCTGGAATTTTCCCTGGGGCTGACGCCTGCATCGGCCAGCCAGCTTTTGGCGGCCTCCAGCATCAGCTCCAGGGTGGGGCTGTTGTCCATCCCGCCAAAGTCCATCAGGCCTTCAATGGTCGCCATGGGTCTTGCCCTCCTTCTCGTCCTTGCCGGGCGGCCGGATTCTCTCAATCAGCTGCATGTGCTGCAGCTGCAGGGCGTCCTCCGGCGTTTCGGGATGGAACAGGCGCCCCCGTTCATAGCGGATCCCTCTCATTGTGAAACTGCGGATCACCAGGTACTCGGTGGTCGCCATTGGGCAGCCCCCCTCTCATTCTCCGGCAATGCCCTTCACGGGCACGCCATTGGCCTCGGCCTGGTCCAGCACCCCGCCGATGAAGCCCATCACGGCAGGGGTCAGGGCGGCCCGGTTGGCCGCGCACAACGCCGGATCCGCCACGTCGATGTGGATGCTTATGCCCTGGTTGCCCCGCAGGTTGGCGGTGCAGTGGGCCACATTCACCCGCTGCCCGTTCTCCAGGGCCAGGTACAGCGGCATACTGGGGTTCTGATAGGTGGGAGCCAGCACCGATACGGCTTGCTGCTTGCTCATAGATCTGCCTCCTTACGCCGGGTCTGTATCCTCTGTAACCACCACGGCGGCGGCCTCTGTGGCCTGGGTCACGCCCTCATGGGAGGCCACGCAGTAGTAATAGGTGGTTCCGGCCGCCGTGCCGGCGGGGATGGTGTAGGAATCGCCGGTAGCGCCATCCACAGGCGTTCCGCCGGTGTTTGCGTCTGCGGCATTGGAGAACCACTGGTAGGTCATCACTCCGCCGTTGGAGATGAAAAAGGCTGCCTGCAGCTTGTCTGTTGCGGCGATGCTTCCCGCTA